TAAATTAAATCTTAATTTCTATTATGAACCAATAAATCGTTAACGGGCAATAAGATGCAAACAATTAACTTATTACCAACCGAAGAAGGTGAAATAATAAAAAGGACTAAGTTTGGATTCTACGCTAAATTTCAAGGAGAGACTAAGCCAATATTTATTTATTATACCGATACGCTAAACGAGTCAATTTTTGAAGACGAACTTAACGGCGATGATAAAAACACGGATGTTTAATGCTAACCGCTGATTACCTTGACGTGTTGCCTAATTCGATGGTGGCGCTTTATTCGCAGTATGAAACGTCTATCATCAGGGACATTGCGCGCCGATTGGCTAAACTTGACTTTGCAACGGCAGCCTGGCAGGTACAGCGTTTATCAGAAGCGGGTGGGTTATACAAGGATATTATCAAGAAAATATCACGGTTGACTGGTATAAGCCAGCAGGAACTCAGGAAGCTATTCAAGGCGGCAGGCGTTAGGACTATGAAGTTTGACGATGCGGTTTATATCAAAGCAGGATTGAAGCCGATACCGCTGAATATGTCACCGGCGATGGCGCAGGTATTGGCGGCGGGGCTGGAAAAGACAAACGGCATTCTATACAACTTGACCATGACAACAGCCAATACAGCGCAGGCGGCATTTATCAAAGCGGCGGACTTGGCATATTATCAGGTGTCAACAGGGGCGATGAGCTACACGGAAGCGATCAATGCGGCGATAAAAAGTATCACCTCAGAAGGTATCGAGATGATAAACTATGAGACCGGCAAGGCTGATCAGATTGATGTGGCAGTTCGCAGGACGGTATTAACAGGCGTAGCACAGACGGCAGGAAAGCTGCAAATGAAACGGGCTGATGAAATGGGCGCCGACTTGATAGAAACAAGCGCACACGCAGGAGCCAGGAACAGGGGCGACACGCCTGAAAATCACGAGTTATGGCAGGGGCGTGTCTTCACAAGGGGGCTTGATCCAGCGAATAAAGATTATCCTAACTTTTACGAGGTGACAGGCTACGGGACAGGTGAGGGACTGATGGGCTGGAATTGTGTATTAGGTGACACGGTTATTATCAGTCCTGCTATACGTGCCGGGTACAGACGTGAGTATTCCGGTGAGATTATCGTCATCAGAACAGCCGGAGGCAAGGAGCTTTCCGTCACGCCCAATCACCCAATACTTACCGATCATGGATGGGTCGCTGCTGGACTGTTGCACAGCGGAGATAATGTAATCTGCTATACCGGAGCTAACAGGAGCTTTAGTATTAGCCCAGACATAAATCAGGGCGTATCCAGAATTGAGGATATATTTGATTCTCTCTGTATAAGTGGCAAACGTTTCAATCTTCCTATTTCTTCCTGTAACTTCCACGGCGATATTTCCGATGGCGAAGTCGAGATTGTATTTTCCGACAGCTTTTTGAGGGATGGGTGTGATGCCTCTCTCCAACAGGAATTTATAGAGATCGGATTCGGCACGACCTCTTGTTTTTCCGAGTCTTTCATGCCCGAGAGCGCGCTTTCTCAGGTCGGCATAAGTGCGAGTCATTCCTCTAACTGCGTCATGTGCAGCGGCAGTGAGGGTGAGCCTGTCATCGACGGTCATACGAGAGAGTCTATTAGACATTGCGATGGAGCGATTATCAGCGAGACGGACGCCGAGTTTATCAAGATACCGGCCAACGAGCCCTTCAGATATTCCGATTTTGGAAGCAATCTCATTTTTCCAGAGCCCGGATTCATACAAGGCGAGGAGCTCGGCGGGTGTAATGCGGGCTTTTCTCCAGAGACAAATTTTCCAGTCATTAGGTTTGATAATACCGTTTCTCTTCAAGCAGTTTTGGACGGCATGTACAGAACACCCGTATTTTTTGATAATGAAATCATAAGTTTTACCGGACATGAAGAGACCGACAACATCGTTATCGTCGAACGAAAATCTACGCAAGGTTCTTTTATCCATGTTTATAATCTCCAGACAGAAGGTGAATGGTATTCTGCTAATGGAATTATAACACATAATTGCCGGCATTCATTCTATCCTTTTTTTGAAGGCTTATCAATCCGGGCATACAACGAACAGCAGCTAAAGGAACTGAATAATAAGCGGGTGGTTTACAACGGTCAGGAAATGAGCCAGTACGAAGCGACACAGGTTCAGCGTGGGATTGAGCGCAAGATACGACACTGGAAACGACAAGCGGCTGGACTTGAGCAAAACGAAAAAGATACATCAGGCAAGGACTTAAAAAAAGCAAAATTGAAGGTCAAACAGTGGCAGGCTAAAATGAGGGACTTCACGAATCAAACTGGGCTTGACAGACAACGGGAAAGGGAGCGAATATTGCAAATTAACCTGTTGTATTTATTATAGAATAATGTATAATATAAATTATGGGAAAACTTATTTGGAACAAGACTAAAGACATATTGCCTAATCCTGATAAACCAGAGATGTTTTTATGTAGGCAATGCGCCGATGACCCTGTTGAAGACATTGAGGCAGCATGGTGGGATGGCGACTTCTTTTGGACAGAGGAGTTCTGCAGTGATACAGAAATGCCAGAATTATGGGCAGAAATTATATCAATATTCGATTATAAAAACAAAGAGGTTACTATTCGCATATTGAAATAATAGCGCTATCTGATATTATCAATTAAATAGGGGATCTGTGGGTTTACCCGCCCGTTCTTTCGCAGTAATGCGATTGAGCGGGCGGTTTATGTTTAATCCAATTCGTTAGACCACGTATAAGGTCAACACCATGTGAGGCGACCACGTAAAAAGCGTAGGTGAAAAGGAGCAGGTAATAATGAAACGGGACGACTTGAAGAAATTGTTAGGTGATCAGATTGGGGATGATGTCATTGACAAGATCATGGCAGAACACGGCAAAGACATCGAAAAACATAAAGCCGACATCGGAACTTTGACAACTGAACGGGACGCACTGAAAGCGCAGCTTGACCAGGCCAGCCAGCAGATTGACTCATTCAAAACGATGGACATTGAAGGGGTGAAGAAATCCGCTGACGAATGGAAGGCAAAAGCAGAGCAGGCAGCAAAGGACGCTGAAGCGCAGGTTAGCAAGTTGAAATTCGACCACGCCTTAGAAGCGTCACTGACTGGGGCAAAAGCCAGGAACGCAAAAGCGGTCACGGCTTTACTCGACACTGAACTGCTGAAGATGGGCGAGGATGGCACTATTTCAGGGCTGAAGGAACAGTTAGAGAAAATCCAATCTGAGCACGATTACCTGTTCGTTAGTGACGTACCAACCCCCACGATTGTGACTGGGGGATCGAATCGAAAAATCATGAGTGACCCGATAGTCGAGGCTGCACGGAAAGCAGCAGGGCTGACGGTCGAATAACAGGAGATTAAATAATGGCACAAAGTATTGCATTGGCAACTAAGTTTCAGCCAATTCTTGACGAAGTATACAAGGCGGCATCTTTGACCGCACGAATGGACGCAATGACAAAGCCGGTTGATCATGCCGGCGCTAACGTTGTTAGCGTATTCAAAACCGATCCTATTGGGTTAGGTACTTATTCCAGAGTAACCGGCTATCCTGCCGGGCAGATTACCGGCACTTGGGAAACCTTGACGCTGGCAACTGAGCGTGGCCGGGCATTCACCATCGACCGCATGGACGATGAGGAAACGTTGGGCATGGCGTTCGGCACGCTGGCCAGTGAGTTTATTCGCACTGAAGTTGTACCAGAAGTTGACGCCTATCGGTTTGCAAAATATGCAGGAACTGCCAGCATCAATGCTGTTGGTTCTGCAGCTACACTGACTCCCGATACCATTATCAGCGCGTTAGACGCCGCTAAACTGGCGCTTGACCAGGATTCAGTGCCACGTGAGGGACGTATCCTTTACATCTCAGATGCTTGTTTGAATTACCTTGAAGGTAAGGTATCACGTTTCCTGGCAAATGAGAACGGCGTTGATCGCAGGGTAATGAAGTTTGACGGTATGGACGTGATCATGGTGCCGCAGACCAGATTTTACACCGGCGTGACTTTGAACGCTGGCACAGATGTTGACGCTGGTGGTTATGCAAAGACCGGCGGGAAGCACGACATCAACTTTATGATCATTCACCCAACATCAGTGCTGCAGGTTACTAAGCACGCAAGTTTGAAAGTTTTCTCACCGGACGAGAACCAGACTTCTGATGGCTGGCTGATCCAGTACCGCCTCTATCATGATGCCTTCGTCTACGCCAACAAACTTGATGGCATTTACCTGCACGACAAGGACAGCTAAAGGGTGCTGATATGAAACTGGTAAACGGGGGCGTCACAATAGAAATAAATCCTGCTGACGCACAGCGATACCTTAGAGCTGGATTTACACGAGCGACCGAATTGCCGGCTGAAAGGCCGGCTAAGGTCGAGAAAGACAAGAAGGCGAAAGCCGGAAAGGAAAAACTAAACGATGGGAACACTTAAACCAATTACCGGCGCAGGATGGTTGAAAGATGTAAATGACAATTTCAACCTGGTAAATCCTTACGCTGGCAGTGTGTATTTTGTAGACGGCAATGCGGGCAGTGATACAAATGGCGGGTCCTCATGGGATGACGCCTTTAAGTCATTGGCTTATGCGCTGGGTATCAGTCATGCAAATATTGCGGCATCTTCAAGTGGGTGGGCTGCAAGAAATAAAATTTATGTCAAGATGGACCAGACGGCGGATGATGACGGTGAAGACCTGATCGTTCTTGCACAGAAAACCGACATTATCGGGGTTGGGTCAGTTGACCATCTACAGGGTGCCAGGATTATCGGAAATCACGTCATTGGAGCTGGCGCCTATATGGGATGCCGGTTTGTCAATATGATTTTCAAATGCCCGGCTGCTGGTGGGGATATTTTCACAATTCCTACCACAACTTCAGGCCTTACTTTTGAAGGCTGCACTTTTGACGCCACCTCAACAGCGGCCGCAAGCGGCGCAATAATCGCCGTAGCAGTTGAATCGCTGACAATCAAGGACTGCCTGTTCATGGGGCAATTCGCTGACTCAGTAATCGAAATCGGTGCTGGTGCTTCAAACTCACTGCTAATTCAGGGAAACATCATTGAAGGTGGCGAAGTTGGCATAGAAGTATTATCAACTGCAACCTGTGCCGCACGGGCTGGACGCATTCTCGAAAACACAATCAACACAACCAAAGAATGTATCAAGGAATCTTCAGGCAAATTCTACGTTCACAATAACACCGTTGTGACTGGAAACGCTAAAGGTTCGGCTGGTGCGGGCGCAATCGTAGCAGGTGCAAAGATGATGCTGCAAAATCACGCAGCCTGCAGCGATGCAACCGGATTAATAATTCCTGCTAACGCATCACTGTAAAAGGAGTAATCAATGGCATATAAAACAATTGGTGGAATCGGCTGGAAGGATGACCTGGACGATAATTTTACATCGTTACAGCTCATCGCCTTCGCCGGTAAGGACGGGGCGGGAGCCTGCACAGCGACCGGGCTTGAAGTTGGTGACAAGATTTTATCCGTCACTGGCGTAGCCGCTGGAACGGTGGGTACTCAGGCAGCCAGCTTTGAGACAGCTGTAACCGTAGCTGATCAAATTCAGCAGTCCTCATCCAGTAACTTATCAAGCAACGTTTATCTCGCGTTGGTGCTGAAAACTAACTAAAGGAGCGGTCAATGGCAGCTTATACGGCTTATGCAGATTTTACTTATTACAATGCCACTTATCTTGGTACTGCCATTGACAGTTCTATCTTCCCACGTCTGGCATTGCACGCTTCAAGGGTTATTGACAACCTGACATTCAACCGTGCTGCTGCTTACATCACAGACGACACCGATGAAGACACGATAGACCTTATCCAGATGGCAACTTGCGCCGTAGCTGATGAGCTTTATAACGAGGAACTGAACGGCGGACAGGACGCTATCGCAAGCGAAAAGGTTGGTCAGTATATGGTTACATACTCAGGCAACGCCAGAGCAATGATGAGCAATGAGCAGAGGCAGGAAGCCGCCGCCAGGCTTTACTTAGGACAGTCCGGGCTTATGTATAGGGGGTTTTTGAGTGAGGAATAACGCCGATTTGACGATATTCAATAAATACGTTGACGCTGCTACAAGGGCGGAAAAATGGCAGCGGACACAGATACCCGGCGTGATGTGGGAAAACAGAAAAGCGGCTAACACACTGGCCAGCGGTGGCAACCTGTCTGCTAATCAAGCGACCATTTATATTCCATTTGCGAGAGGTGAGAATTTTCTACCTCATAACGAATGGCAGGCGCTAACAATCAAAACTGGGAAGTGGACTTTGCAGGAAGGTGATTTTGTTGTGCGTGGGTTAGTTAGAGACCGCATAAGTTCAACCTACACGATAACCGACCTAAAGGCGGATTATCCGCAGGTACTCAGTATCAAGTCAATAGATACGATGGACATGGGCAGCGCAAGCATGAGCCATTGGCAGCTGGGGGTGGCATGAGCTATCCAAAGATAGAAACGCCAAGAGGCACAATCGTTGTCACTAACAACGGCAAGGCTGAGCTGAAATGGAGCACAACCTTCAGGCAAAAGTGGCAACAGCAGTACAGCGAATCACAGAAATTTGTTGACAACGAAGTATTGAAATTGTGCGAGCCTTATATTCCAAAAAGAACGGGCATGTTGATTTTATCCGGCATACTCGGTACTGATATTGGAAGCGGTGAGGTTGCCTGGATAGCGCCGTATGCAAAAGCGCAGTACTACAGTCCACGCAAACCTGGCGGGCAGATGGGCGCTTTACGCGGGCCGTTTTGGTTCCAAAGATTTAAGGCTGTGCATGGCCGGACGCTAATATCACGAGCGCGCAGCATAGCAGGGAGCGGTAAATGAAAGATCACTGGAAAACACAGCCGAGAGTGCCAACGGGTTCAGAGGATGGCGGGCAATGGACAGACGAACAATTGACAACAATAGAAATGGAGGCGCGAAAAGCCGCTTTTTCAGAGGTCGAATTTGCTAAAGGCGTTAGAGCTGCTAAAGATTTGGGAGGGCAAATACCGCAAAAATATGTAAATGAAGCCGAAAAGATACTCAGAAATAACGGACTGATGCCGAAAACAATAGACGTGAATAAATTAACAAAAGATGACATATTAAAATATTACACAAAAAACGCGCCGGTTGTTGGGGACAGATTCAATATATCTAAGGGTGGTTATGCGGAATTAGCAAAAATTACGCCTGCGCTAACTGGCGGTATATCGTTAGAGTTTGTATTTTTTGGTAATAAAAAAAGCTATAACTTCACCGTTCGCAAGGGTGGATCGCAATGAGCATCATATCTTCTGTGAGAACATACCTGGCAACGTACACGGGGCTGAAGACCGGCGCGCCGTTATGGGTTGACTGTCTTGGTAATAACCCGTCTGAGTATGCGGTTATCCCGCTGGCTGGTGGAAAGGTCATAGAAACATACCTGAGCGGTAAATCACTGCGTGAATATCCGTTTGCATTCCAATCGATGGAAAGTACAGCAGATGATCTTGAAAGGCTTGAAAACAGTGGCTTTTTTGAAACATTTGCCGACTGGCTGGAAACACAGACAGAGGCAGGAACATTACCAACATTGGGAACAGGTCAGACAGCCGAACTGATAGAAGCGATTGGTTGGGGATACCTGTACGAGCAAGGCAATTCAGATACCGGCGTGTATCAAATACAATGCCGGATTGTTTACGGGCAAGATTAAATAGGAGACAAGAATGGCAAAAATTAAACGGTCTGAAGTAATGACTTTCATGGATACCACACCTTCCAGCACAGCGACCTATAAGCTGATTGGAGATGGGGTAACAACTGGTGCGATTGGGTACAATCCAAAGACATCAGAGGAAACTTATATCCATGAAGACAGTGCAACCATCACGGTTGAGAGCTACGCGCCAACAATGGCAGTAGAAGCGACTGCGGTGAGCGGCGATGATGTGTTTGAGTTTATTGACGCCTTGCGTGTAGCACGGGCGACATTGGATGACGCTGAAACCACGATTGTAAACGTCTGGGCGTATGAATCGGGCGGCCCAACAGCATACCCGGCTGAAAAGCAGGACGTCAGTATCCAGATTGATGAGTTTGGTGGTGACGGCGGAACAGCGGTAAAAATCAACTATACGATCAATTTTATTGGCGATCCGGTAGTTGGGACATTTGACGCAAGCGACAGTACATTCACAGAAAGCTAATAAGGAGTTCTGATGGCAAAAATTAAAAGGAGTCAGTTCAGAACATTTTTGAATACCGGCACAGTAGGAACGCCAACCTGGTCATTGATCGGCGATGGCGTGACAACCGGAGCTATTCAGTACAACCCGAAAACGTCTGAGGAAACCTACATTCACGAGGACAGCGCAACGATTGCGATTGAATCTTACGCACCGACCATGCCAATTGAAAGCACAGCGGTTAGCGGTGATGCGGTCTTTGAATACGTTGACACAATGCGAAAAGCGAGATCAGTATTCTCTTCAGCTGACAGCCAGGTTGCTAATGTGTGGATGTATAAGGCTGCAATTGGCGGGTTTTATCCTGCTGAAAAACAGGCGGTCAGTTTGCAGGTGGATGAGTTCGGCGGTGACGGCGGCACTGCTACAAAGCTGAATTTCACGGTCAACTTTGTTGGTGATCCTACAATCGGGCGGTTTAGTCCGACACTGGGATGGTCAGATTTGAACGCAACAGCAGCCACAACCTTGACTACATTGGTTCTGGGATCAGGCACATTAGCGCCGTTATTCGCGACTGATGAATCAAACCTATTCTACACGACCAGCATCGCAGCCGCTACGGTCACGGTAGCTTCAACACTGGCAACCGCCGATAGCATTGTTCAAAAATGCAATGGGGATACGGTCGAGCAGGAAGCGGCAGCGTCATTGGTACTCGGAGAGAACACCATTTCAATCGAAGTTACTGAAGGCGCAGTCACCACAATCTATTACATCAAAGCGACAAGGACGGAATAATGGTTGATACCTTACGAATTGATACTGGGGCGGTCAGACTGGCAATAAACGGTGACGAAAACAGGATTATCGAATTCAATCCTGAAGACATCGTTTTTGTTGAGCGGTTTTACAACCTGATCAAAGAGTTCGAGTCAAAAGAAGTTGAGTTCAGGGAAAGGGCTGAGAAACTGGCTGAAAACTCTGAATTAGACGAGCATGGGATACCCGTGAATACAGGGGAAAACATTAAGCTGGTAATTGAATTGTGTGACTATCTGAGAAAAAATATTGACCATGTATTTGGTCAAGGAACCTCAGCAAAAGTTTTTGAGAATAACCAGACTTTGAATATGTTTGAGCAATTCTTCACGGGTATCCTGCCTTATGTCAACAAGGCCAGAACAGAAAAGATAAGCAAGTATAAAAAATGAACATACTTACCGACAGACTGCCAACTTCACTAACTATCAACGGACAAGATTATAAAATCAAGTCCGATTTTAGAACTGCGCTAAAGATTATTTTAGCGTTTGAAGATGCGGAGCTGGCGGGTGTTGAGAAAAGTATTCTGTTTTACGACTTGCTTTATATTGATAAGCCTGAAGATGTCATGGAGGCATTACATCAGGGAACCTGGTTTTTGAATGGCGGCAAGGATGAAGAAAACGAGTCAGACGGGCCGAGAGTGTTTAGCTGGGAAAAGGATTCTAATTTGATATTTGCAGCATACCAACAGACACACGGTATTGACCTGTCAGAAGCGGATTTGCATTGGTGGAAGTTCTTAGCGTTATTTATGGACTTGGGCAGTGAGACGGCATTCTGCAGCCTGGTTGGATTACGGCGGCGGGTAAAGACCGGCAAGGCAACGAAAGAAGAGAAGCAAATGGCACGTGAAATGGGATCGTTGTTTATCGTGCCAGACATAGATGACAGAACGCCGGATGAGATTGAAGCTGAGCGGGAATTTATGAAAATGATCAATGCCGGAAGGAAACAGTAAAAATGGGTAAATATGATGGCACTGTACGCATAGATACTCGCATGGATACCGGCGGGTTCAATAAAGGTATTGGAAAAATTGGTACTGCTATGAAGGGATTAGGGGCGGTGCTGGGTAAGATTGTTATCGGAGTTACTGTAGCATTTGCAGCCATTGTTTTAGTATTAGCGGCAATTGTACGTGGTCTTATTACAATGGCTAAGGCGATGTTTGAGGTCGGGCAAACTGCCGGAAAATATGCGGCTAAGGTTGAGGAACTAAAATCATCATTTGCCAGCCTGAAGATGGCGCTAATTGACGCATTCAGACCGTTGATACTTGCGGCGCTCCCGTGGATACAGCAGGTCGTTTCATGGGTGCAGGTTTTACTGAGCCTTGTAGCACAGGTTATGGCAGGGTTGACCGGACAAGCTGGTTATTGGAAGACAACCGCAACGGCGGCCGGCGGAGCAGCAGATGCAACAGCAGAAGTTGCCAAAAATACCAAAAAAGCGGGTGAAGCTGCTGAAGGTGCATTAGCGGCGTTTGATGATCTGAACGTGCTGCAAGAAGAAGATACATCACCAACAGGCGGGGGTGGTGGTGCTGGCATTAGTCAAGAATGGGTGCCGCTGGGCGAGAAGGCAATCGGTATTATTGAGAAAATAAAAGCGGCGTGGGCTGAAGTAGTGAAATTCTTTGAGCCGTTGGCTGAGCCGCTGAAACGAATATGGGAAGCATTCGGGCGGATTTGGGAAAATGTAAAAAAAGCTGCATTATCACTATGGGAAGATCTTACACCAGCATTTGAGTGGTTTCGGGATAACGTACTGCAGCCGATACTTGAAGCATTAGCGACATTATTTGAGAAAATTGCTTCTTGGAATGAAAAAGAAATGAAAGCGGCATTGGCAGGATTAATATTAGCGGGAGCGCTTATTTTGTTGTTAATTTCACCAGTAGCGCAGGTCATAGCGATAATTGCAGTACTAATTACTATAATCGGGTTACTGATAAAGTACTGGCCGGAGATAAGCGCAGCAGCTACTGATGCGTGGGAATGGGTTAAGGCTGCTGCAATTGACGCATGGGAAAAGATAGTCGAAACTTGGGAAAAAGCCAAAGAATGGTTCCAGACAACCGTTATAGACCCAATTAAAAATGCCTGGAATACAGCGTTAAACACTATTAAAAACGCATTTACAAGGATATTCGGGTCGATAAAAAACACAGTAACCGGAATTATAAACGATATTATCGGTCTTATAAACGACCTTATATCTGGGATTATAAGCGGGATTAATAAAGTAATTGACCTTTACAATAAACTGCCTGGAAAAGATGTTGGTCTTTTATCAACACCGCAGATACCGCTTGTAGGTGGCAATTACAGGAACGTGCCATTTTTCGCAAGCGGAGCAGTCATACCACCTAACGCTGCATTCCTGGCAATGCTGGGTGATCAAAGGAACGGCATGAATATCGAGGCGCCTGAGGAGCTAATCCGGCAAATTGTCAGAGAAGAATCTGGGTCAAGCGCAGTAACGATCAACTTCGCTGGCAGTCTTGGCGCATTAGTCAGGGAACTGAAGCCGTTTATCGACAAAGAAAATAATCGCATCGGGCGGTCACTGGTGAAGGGGGCTATATCATGAGTGCCTCCCCCATAACGATTGATGGAACAGTTTATAACGTGCCGGTAATGAGTATCAAGCGCACGGCTGATTTTCTTGACAAGTTCGCAGAGCGTACAGTTGACGGTAAACTACACCGTGAATTGATCGGCGTTTATTTCAACTATTCTGTAAAATTTGGGCAAGCAACCATGACAGATTATTCGCTGTTATGGGCAAAGCTTACTGAGCCAGTTGAATTTCACACAGTAATTATTCCTGATGAAGACGGTGATCTGACATTTACCGCTTATTTCTCAGGCATTAGCGATGACCTGATCAAAGTTGCTGGAGCGACACGGTACTGGAAAAACCTGACTGTTAATTTCATCGCACAGGAGCCGGCCAGAACATGACCTCTACTACTTACCCGGTAATTGATGTAACGGTGGCAGTTGGCACAACCTTGAGATTTGAAAAGGCTGATGTCATTAATGCCGTTGTCACGCAGGAAATCAATCCGGTCAGTGTGGAATTGCCAATTTCTACGCTGGAATTCAAGGTGCTGAATACTTATTCGCAATTCACCATGTTTAGCGGTGAGACCTACGAGCTGTTATCACAACGGCTGCCGGTGATGGTTTATGAGTCAGTTGGTGGTAGCAATCATTTTATTGGCAAGTTTTATTTGCAATCCTGGAAGAATATCAGCGATACAGAGATTGAATTTACAGCGATTGATATTATCGGCGTGTTGGATGACACCGACTTTGACGGTTATTTCTTCTCAACAGCGACCACACTTCCAGACGCGTTAGCGGCGATATTTGTACCGGCTGATGTGGATTATACGCTTGACGCATCGCTTAACGCAGTTGAGATTACTGGCTGGATACCGCCTGGCAATTACCGTGAGGCATTGCAGCAGATTTGTTTTGCATCGGGGGCAATGGCAAAGTCATCTGAAAGCAGCACGCTTGATTTAGTGCCGGTGGTTATTCCAGATACAACCTACGATGATGAAATATTAGATACTGAAAAAAGCATGGCGCAAAGTGTTGAGCTGCTGCCATTGGTGACAAGAATTGAGCTTGTTTCGCATACTTACACGCAAGGCACAGACATTGAAGATATATACGAAGCTGATCTTGATCCTGGCAGCTATAAGATCGTATTTGAAAATCCATATCATACGGTTGTAATTACAGGGCCGGGTTATACCATTTGGACACTTGCGCTTGAAAGCGATGACGATTTTGTTCTTGAAGACGGGTCAACTTATCTTGAAGTTGGCGGCGAGTATGTTCTTGGGCCGAACGCTTTATACCTTGACGTGACGGCTTCTGGGACTGTGACAATAACAGGCTACCGGTGGCTTGATAGCAAGCGGTCTTTTATATTCAACGAAACGGTATCAGTCGAATTCCAGAATAAGAATACAAAGACAATTACAGATGCTACGCTAATAAGCCTGGATAATGCGCAGGCGATATTAGACCAGTTACGGGATTATTACCGGCTGAGATACAAACAAAGCATGCGGCTGTTTGACTCAACCCGTGATGTAAATACGATTGTATTGACTTCTACGGTACAGAGTAAACAGGTTATAGGAACTATTTTGAGAAGGAATTTATCACTAACCGGTGGTAATTTATCAGATGTTGAAATACTGGGGTTAGAGTATTCGGAGGCGTAAATGGCAGTAAAGAAATTATCGGAATTGACCGCACTAACGACTGCAGCAGACGGGGATTTGATGCTGATCAATGATGTTAGCGAAGCATCTGACGCTGATAAACCAAAGAAAATAACGGCGGCAAACCTGAAAAGTTACATGGCTGCTGATGTTATAGCGGCGGTTGGATTATTGGACGGGCTTGGGTTTTCACCACAGCTAAGATTATCATTGACCAGCGGTAATCCGGCTGACAGTTCAGATTCTGGCTCAGTAGGAACGTTATATTACACGCCTTATACTGGCAACGCAATCCAGCTTTATAACGGGTCAAATTGGGAAGTGTTCGCAATTTCAGAATTGTCATTGTCGCTGACTTTGACAAGCGGTAAAAACTATGATGTCTTCGTTGACTATAACTCAGGCGCGCCGCAGTTAGTACTGAGCAGCGCTTGGAGCAACGACACAACCAGAGCCGATGCGTTAGCATATCAGAACGGTAGGCTTATCAAAAGCGGAACAGCGGCTTATTTGTATGTTGGAACAATCAGGGCAAACGGGTCAAACACTACTGTTGATAGCGCACAATACAGGTATGTTTTTAATCATTACAACCGCATTCATAAAGTCTGTCAGATTGGCAGTTTGACAAATGCGGCATCTGGATACGCTTATTTTGTAATCGGCGATCCTAACGGGGCTTCTGCAAATTGTGGGATGGGCGGATTTTACAGGGCAAGCGGCGCAAATTATGCAGACAGTTATTTTTATTCAAGTTTGATACCTTCAACACCACCAGGTCATTTTGAATCTGGTTTCAGGCACTATTCAACGGGCAACGATTTAGCGTTGTGGTCAAGCTGTACTGAAATGATTCATTTTCCGACTGGTTACGGGTATATCGAGATGAAACCAGCCGTAAGTGGTGGAACGTATTCTAACGGCACTATTTACGCCGATATGGAGATGTAATGCGGTGTTTAGTGGTCGTTGTCATTATGACGGTGCTGGGAATGATTTGCTACTGGTTAGCTTTTATAGGATGAAACAATGAGCGAAAAGCAGACAATGCAGAACATACTTGACCAATACGCTGAAACGACATTCTACCCGTATGGATTTGTTGAAATACTTTTAGATTATGAAAAGAAGCTACTGGAGAAAAGTATGAACGATGAAGAGCCAAAATACAAGGACTTCGACGACGACCTGATCGGGACGATAAGGGCGATTGGTATATTCTTTGTCGTGATACTGGTGCTGATGGGGTTCATTATCATAGAGAGGATGCTATGAACAAGGGCGTTTATGTGTGGAACCTGGCTGTGTGGGACAAAGAAGCACAGCGGGCGCATGAGTACAGCACGCCGCTGGAGCTGGCGCAGGAGTTGAAGCAGGGCGGGTTTGGGCATGTGCTGCTGAAAATCACCGATGGCACGGCACGGTTTGGGGTAATCAACGGCGTGGACTACGTGCCGGAGTACATCACTGCCTTGCGTGCGGTTGGAATTGAGGTGTGGGGCTGGGGGTACGTGTACGGCAATTATCCAGCGGGTGAGGCAGCTGTGGCGGTGGAACGCTGCAGGGAGCTGGGGATCACGAATTTTGTGGTGGACGCAGAAGCCGAGTACAAGAATAAACCAGCGGCTGCACGGACGTACATGACGGCGGTACGCAAGGGGATGCCAGATGCAGTACTGGCGTTATCGAGCTTCAGGTTTCCATCGTACCACCGGGAGTTCCCGTTTCGGGAATTTGCCGAACAGTGTAATTTGATGATGCCGCAGGTGTACTGGGAGGGGGCAAAGAACGCAGGTGACCAGCTGAGGCGGTGTGTGCAGGAATATACCGATTTTGGGTTTGGGTTACCGATAGCGGTGACAGGGGCAGCGTATAAAAGCACGAGTGTGACCTGGCAGCCAACGGCGGCAGAGGTGCAGGAGTTTTACCAGGTAGCCGACGAGCTGGGGCTGGAGATGGTCAATTTTTGGGAGTGGCAGTGCGCTAAGAAGATCAACCTTTGGCAGACGCTGATGGCGCTGGGAGGAAATACTGAGCCAGTGGAAGAAGATACTAATCCTGATTATTATAATGACGATAGGATCAGGGCGATTGTGAGGGATGAGGTTGAGAAAATTTTATCTGAATCAACTGCGGCAATATTGACAGATTCAATCAAGATGCTGGTCAGGTACGAGATTGGACTTGTGTTAGGCAAGGTAGCAGATGCTATCAGAGGTGCGAATGGCTAACTGGAGCGCATACAAAGAATCAGAAATCGGGCTACCCGTTGTCAAGCGGGCGTTGCATGGTATTCACTTCGACAAGGGCAAAGGGTTAGTACAGGCTGAATTCGTTGGCAAACCATGTCATTATTTTGACGGCAAAGAATACCGTGCCATTGACACCAAGCCATTACTCCGCAAGGATGGGTCATACGGCTGCCCACATTCTGACGTGATTATCAAGCCAGATGGTACGGTGCAGGTTGGAACTTATTACCAGAAGGCAGCATTGATTTTACCTGGCAAGATGAGCGTTGACGGCGACAGGATTGCCAGACCGTTTTCCGGCGGCGTGCAGTACCTTTATATCACCGAGGACGGATACCGGCAGGAAATTGTTCTCGAGAAGATGCCAGACCTGAAAAAGGTATCAGCATTACTTGATACAGTTAGCGGGGTATTGCCGAGTAAGTACACGGCAAGCGGTCTATCACTGAAGGATGCAGACGGGTTAGATTTTACGGCTGATAAAACGAGTTTAGCAAGCGTGCTTGAAGCGGCAAAGTATCCGCTGGTGATTGATCCGGATTTTGGAACTATAAACGGCGTTGGTGCAGATGTCTGGATAAATAATGCAAACCCAACATATAATTATGGGATATACATATATTGTAAATCAAAAGCGCTGCTTAGGTTCGATTTATCAAGCATTGATTCAAGTGATATTTGTACAGATGCAGATTTATATATGACACCCGCTGAAAACAATACCGGCAGTGTGGTGAACAATATTTACAAGGTATCAGACGCTAATGGAGACTGGATAGAAGGTACAAAAAACGGCGCTGCCGCTGGTTCTGGCGAGCCGTGTTGGAACGCAAAGGAAGCGGACGGCTCTGGGGGCGTGACTACTGCTTGGGCTGGGTCTGCTGGTTTATCAACTGCGGGAACAGATTATGAAAATACATCGTTAGCAACCTATACCGGCGCATATGCTGCCGGGACAGCAATAGAACTACCATTTAACGAATCTGGTTTAACTGTTTTACAAAGCTGGTTTGGCGAAGTAACGAACAACGGGCTTTTGTTTGTGAACAACGGCAATCAATATATCGGTATGGGCGAAAATGGAACAGCCGCCAGGCGTCCCGTTCTATCCGTCACCTACACGGCGGCGGCTTCTGGTAATCCGTATTATTATTTTAGACAGCAGTAAGAAGGAGTAACAAATGGCAGAAATATGGTTTGACGTGGATACCGCACTTGCAGAAGTGCCAGTGAATATATTCCCGCTGGTGGATGATACGGATTTTAAGTCTCGCAAAGTTGCAGTAGCTTATAACGCCGCTGGACTTGACCTTGTTTGGAATTTTGTCACAACTGCCGGGGCTATGACACAGACAGCGGTTACTCCAACTGATACGGGTGGTGCTTATGATTGGGTACATATTGGGGATGGCATGTACACGATTGAAATACCGGCTTCAGGCGGGGCTTCTATCAACAACGACACAGAAGGCTTTGGCTGGTTTACTGGCATGGCGACTGGTGTACTCCCGTGGCGCAGTCCGATATTTGGCTTCAGAGCAGCGGGTATAAATAATACGATGATTGACTCGGCATACTCCACGACACGTGGACTGGCAGGAACGGCTCTGCCTGATGCTGCTGCTGATGCGGCTGGCGGGTTGCCTATCTCCGATGCTGGTGCATTGGACTTAGACGCACAGATAAAAACGGATATTGATGACCTGATAACAAGATTGACAGCAGCCAGAGCGGGTTATCTGGACAAGCTGAACGTGAGTGGGGCTTTGGCACATAGTGATGCGGCGGCAACGTATAAAGCTGATGTTAGCGCATTGGCACTTGAAGCGACACTTACGGCAATCAAAGGGGATGGGTGGACAACAGAAACGTTGGCTGCGATTGATGTGTTGATTGATGCGATCAAGGCTAAGACGGATGTGATACCGGCTTCACCAGCACCAGCCAGTGAGTATGACGCAAGAATGACGGCAATTCAAGCCGATTTGGATAACCCGGCTCAGTATAAGGCGGATGTTTCTGGTTTGGCAACTGCGGTAAATCTGGCAACAGTGGATGGTAAAGCGGATGCGATTAAGCTAAAAACTGATAACTTGCCCAGTGACCCGGCAGATCAGAGCGCAGTAGAAGCAGCGATCACGGCGGCCTCATCGAATGTTTCACTTTCAGCGGCTGGCGTTGATGCAATCCTGGATGAGGTTGTTGTTGGAACTTACACAATGCGACAACTGCTGAAACTATTCGGGGCTAAACTACACGGCACAGCTGCAGGTGGAAATACAGACACCATTA